GTGTTGATATGGTCTCTGTATCAGTTGGTAATCGTACCGTTCCTGGAGGTCGGAAATCTCGTCAAATCTTCTTACTACCTATGGATTCTCTCTTTCCGCAATTTATTGTCGCCAAAGCGATTCAGAAGTACATCGGATCCGCATATACAGATATCGTTGTTCCTCCCTTCCAAGGTCTTGGAGATACAGAGAGCTCACTGTTTGGCCAGAATGTTGAAGTGTTTGAGTGTGGTGATAAACCCTATCTACGCATCGGTAATGACGCTGGCGAACTAGACAAACATATGGGACCACAAGTGAAACTGAATTTTAGTGAAGGAATGCGTGACCGTTTCCGAATGACCCCTATGCCCATTTGGTCTGTAGGACTTGATTCTGGGATAGTCGAGGCTTTAGATCCAAACGCACTCATCGTTTCCTCTGTGTTATCTACTCGTCACGTGGTCGTTAAGACAACAGATGGTGGATTTCATCTCGCATCTCAGGTGATGTCTGGTGAGCGTGGTACTACCGCTTTTGATTGTATAGGAAATATTGTTATGTCCGATGAGTTTCAACCTGTAGTTTCCATCCCTGATATTCATGGCCGTGAAGTGGTGTTAACCCGAAATCTGCTTTCTATATTTGGTGACGACCTACTAGCTATATATGGGAGTGCTGATTTCTCAGCATTGCCTCCCGTAGAAGCCGCTCGAGTTATGTGGATACTTAATAATCGCGACATCAAAAGGCGTTTAGAATGCGGTCATCTATACAGTGCCTCTGAAAGTACATACTCAACACTTTACTCAGCCTATCTAAAGAAGAGTATATTTGGTGGTTTTTACATTCCTGCTTTCCCACTACACTGTTTCCTGTCATCTGAACGAGATCAAGGTCAATTGTCACAATTCGAAAAGATTCAAAGCATGATCGCAAATTTCTCTATCTTGGTTGAGCGTGGTGCTAACTTCTCAGCTGCTGAAAATTTGTTGATTAGTCACTACATTCGCCTCGGATCTATCCGTTATAGAGAGAAGAAGGTGTACACATTAGGTGTGCAGAAGACTTTTTCCGATCCTGTGATTGAGCGTGAACGCTTCTTTGCTGGTGGTCGTCTTGTGATGGCAAATGGGAAGGGATTTGGCTACTCAGGCACTTTAGGATGTGGAAACTTTTCTGGAGTGTGGGAGTTATCGTGTGGGGATTCTCCCACTCGCAGTCTTATCCGCGAACTAATGACCATTTCTGTTTATCCTGACTTCGATATCACCACGCCTCCCCCAGACGACGCCTACACTTTCGATATGGCTACGCGATTTTCAGTCACTGATTCCACAAGGCCTCGAATTCCCACTCCCTCTGGTCTTCGCCCTGCTCGAGTCCCCTTGGGGATGAGAGGCACTGACGAATCTACTCTGGGTGCTGTTCTACACTACAATTGGCGGTTTCTGGATCATAAACGGTATAGTCCTGCACCTATTTCAATGAAGATGAACCTCAAGTTGCAAGCTTCTTCAATGCCTTTCAATCTACTTTCCAAATCTATTAAGGACGCTGGCCGTCGTCGGGTACAAGGTACAACTAGGGCATTCCACACATCTGACGCCAAACTGATACCCATTCTACCGAAAGAGTGTTTTAATATTCAAACCACGCGATACATCTACACCTATCCTTCACTCGCAAAATCTGAAGAACGACATCTATCCTTAAACGCTGCTATCAATCATAATGTTCCTGGAGCCAAAGCAGTTGAACATCAATTGGGATATTCATCAGGTCGTAGTCCAATTGCCATCTTGAAGTCGTTTACCGTGTCACAAGTACTTGCTCAGAAACGCCCAGATCTTACGGAACGAGACGTTCCCGCTCTTATAGCTCTATCTGCTGACGAAAAACGGTTCACAGGTCTAACAGATATGGACTTCGTCAAGTTGGAAGTGTTTTGGAGTCAATTACGCGCTCTTGGTGGGGAGGCTTTCATCGATACCGTTGAAAGCACTTCTTTTGCCGCCGAATGGAATTCTAGCGTTGATCTCGGATATGCCCTTGAAAAGATCGGCTTTCGTATCACTAATCTCAGATCAGAAGAAGTATCATACGTAACTGACGCTGCGGTA